TCCTGACAAGCAGAAAATCTATGTGGATCGATTCTATGACGTGCTTGTTAAGAATTTGTTTGTGCCTGGTGGTCGTATTTGGTATAACTCAGGGCGCACCAATCCGCAACTCTTGAATTGTTTTGTGCTCGACCCCAATAAAGATTCAAAAGAAGGGTGGGGGAAGTCTGCCTATGACATGATCGTGACCAGTATGACAGGAGGTGGTTGTGGAGATGATTTCAGTGATGTTCGTCCCCGTGGTGCATCCATTGCCGGGCAAAGAGGGGCCGCGCCTGGTGCCGTGGAACTCATGCGGCTCATCGACGGATGCGCTCAGCCCATTCGTAATGGTGGTCAACGGCGTGTCGCACTTATGTTCTCCCTCGACCTTTCTCATCCCGACATAGAAGAATTCCTATCAGCAAAATTGGTCAAAGGTGAACTCACCCATGCGAATGTCAGTGTGCGCTCCCGCCATACCAAAGCCTTTATCAAAGCCGTGAAAGATGATGGGGAAATCGAACTACATTGGAAGGGAAAATACAAGCGGCAGATCAAGGCACGAACATTGTGGGATACCATCGTCAAGAATGCCTACAACTCTGCCGAGCCTGGGTTTCTCAATTGGGAACTGGTTGAGCATGAATCGAACATCTATTACATTGAAGAGTTAGTCACCACGAATCCCTGTGGGGAATTGGCACTGTCAGCAATGGAGCCGTGTTGCCTGGGTCATCTTGTCCTCTCCCGATTTGTGGTGGGTGACGACATCGATTACCCAGCCTTGGGTGATACCATTCGACTCGCCGTACGCTTTCTTGATAATGCTCTTTCGGTGAATCACTTCCCGCTCAACGAAATGAAAATCAAATCCAGCGAACTCAGACGCATTGGACTTGGTACCACTGCACTAGCCGATACACTTGCACTCTTAGGCTATCGGTATGGATCTGAAGAAGGCAATAAGTTTGTGGATAAGCTGTACCGGTTCATTAGTAAAGCTGCCTACGAGGCCAGTGTGTTGTTAGCTATTGAGAAGGGCGCTTTCCCTCTCTGCAATCCTCTCAAGCATGTGGAGTCTGGGTTCATGAAACGAATGCCTTCCAAAACTCTTTCGTTGGTCCGTGAGCATGGGATTCGTAATTGTGCCATCCTCACCCAAGCCCCCACAGGCACCGTGAGTATCCTCAGTGAAAACTGTTCGAGTGGGATTGAGCCGATGTTTGCCCCTGCCTATGAACGCCGCTATTGGGAAGGGGATGTTCGTAAGATGGAATTAGTCTTCCATCCCCTCTTCGAAAAGTTTATGTTGCAGAAGAAGGCAGTGGAACATTTTGTGGGATCACATGATCTTACAGTGCGCGACCACCTGGAAGTGCAAAGAATTGTTCAGAAACATTGTGACAACGCGGTGTCGAAAACAATCAATATCCCGCACGATTACCCAATCGAGGATATGGAAAAATTATGGCTTGAGTATCTTCCTCATCTCAAGGGGACCACCTTCTACCGCGAGAAAACACGCGGGTATATCAATGCCGCAGGAGAGGTTGAGGAACCCCCATTGTCTGCGATCCCATTGAAGGACGCGAAGAAACGATTCAAAGAAACTCACACTACAGGGACAGAAGCCGTGATGGAATGTCCTTCAGGAGTCTGCCAATTATGAAAACACCTATGTTCATTACTTCATTTATGCTAGCTATGTGCCCCCTGGTTCTTATTGTACTCCTGTCATTTGGGTGCTCAATCATTACCCCGCCTACATACCATGAGACTGAGTATGTCAATTACATTGAGGTTGCCATCGCAGCATCGGAAGGTATTTGTAATTCAGATGAAACCCAGAAACTCGCTACCTTATCGCTCCGGGCGAACCTGTACTCAAAACATCTTCCGAACAATGACCTGATGACTCAGGGGGCTGACCTGATGGATACATCTATTCAATCGCTCCGGACGAATCAAGACCCCCCAAAGAATTATTGTCAAATGAAACTACGAATCATTAAACAAATGGCCACCACACTAGCCGAAGCTGCGGGAGGGAAACGGCGATGATACAGGAATTGTTATTGCACGACGATGAACAGGTGCGTACCATCGGCATTCTTCTTGCCGAGGTTGAGGAATCACTAAAGACACAGCAAATCACCGAGCAGGATTATGTGGATATCATGGCTGATGTCGAACGACTTAAAACCATCATTGCGCTCAAGAAGAATCTTGAACTCAACCAAATGATCCATGATGCCGTAGTAGGTATTATTGAACTTGCCAAAATGGTGAAGTTGTGAAGATTACATATCGCGCAGGGTATAAGTACCAGCTAGAGAAAGCCTATGTGCACCAGTTAAGTTCTGCGTTTCCTGATATTCCCGAAGAATATGAGACCGGTTTTGTGTGGTTAGGCCTCAATAAGCAATTGATTATCAAGGCGGGGTATGCCTGGGATGGACCGAGTGGACCCACCATCGATACCAAGAATTTCATGCGTGGTTCCCTTGTGCATGATGCGCTGTATCAGATGATTCGTTTGGGATTCCTCGATAAGAATGTATGCCGCATTCTTGCAGACCAAGAACTCTACACCATTTGTCGTGAGGATGGCATGGGGCTGCCTCGTGCTAATATGGTGTATTATGCGCTGAGGGTATTTGGAAACCCTGCATCCCGGCTTAGTGCAGAGAATCGTGTATTGACTGCACCATGAAGGTGCTGAACAGATTGCACATTACATAGGAGAAATTTATGACTAATGGAAGTTTCAGTGAAGCTTTGGTCAATCTCAAAATTGGGCATAAGGTGGCTCGGGCGGGATGGAATGGGAAAAATATGTTTTTGTTTTTAGTACCCGGTTCAACCTTCCTGGTCAACAGGCCACCCCTATTAGGCATTTACCCTGAAGGCACAGCGATCAAGTACCATGCACATGTAGATATGAAAACCGCCGATGGTATGGTGGTGCCGTGGTTGTGTTCGCAGACTGACCTGCTTGCGAATGATTGGGGGACAGTAGCATGACCTATTCAGCCACATGTCCTTCATGCAACCGCCACATCGCACTGACCTACGATGAGGCCGATTCCACCCCTCTCTACTGTCCGTTTTGCGGTGAACCTGGCGATGAAAATATAGGTGAATACGATAGAGAAGACGATTCCTTGGGTGAATGGAATGATGACGATGATCTGTGATCGTGGGCATTGGCAGACTGATATCGAATTCGATCCCGATGATTTCTTTGGATTTCTATATGAAATTGAAGAGATCGACACTGGAAAAAAATACATCGGCAAAAAATTCTTCCGCCATAAGCGCACAAAGACAAAAACGAATCCCTCTAGGTTCAAAGACAGCGGTTGGCGCGAATATACATCATCATGTGAACCGTTACAAGAAGCTATCGAGCAGCGCGGCAAAGATAAGTTTGTGTTTCGCATTATCTCCCTATGTGTGGGCAAATGCCAATTGACTTATGAGGAGTATGAGGCACAGATCAAAGCTGATGTATTGAGAGCGAAACTCCCCGATGGAAGCCCTAAGTATTTCAACAGAAATATAGCCAATAAACATTTTTCGGGACTTGAAAAACAAACAGAGGAAGCCAAGGCTCGGATATCTGCGGCCAAGATGGGTCACCCTGTCTCGAAAGAATCCAGAGCCAACCGCGCGATAAGACAACAGAAACGCCTCAATCTACCGCTTTGATATTCTTCTTGACAACCCCACTTGACTATGTTAGACTATTCATACATTGGAGGACGTTATGGATCTTTTACTCGCAATTCTGGGTTGGTTAGCTGCGATAGTCGCTGGGTTTATTGCCTTGCCTTTTGTGATTCTGTTTGTGTCATTTGGATTCGGCACGGCGGCATTCCTTGTCATTGCCATTTTCTTTGGTAGCCTGATCACAGTGAGCACCCTTACCATATTCCTCATGAATGGGGTCAACACGGTCATAACATGGATTCGACGCACCGCAGGATGCAAATGAAAACGCCTCCGGCGGCGAAGATTCGACCCGCGACCTTTGATGGCTTTGCCTTTTATGAGCACCGCGTAACAAAAGAAATCGTGTTTGATTACTTTGATGATGTGACCCGTGAATGGGGACCACTGCCTGGTGACCCCAACATTCCCAATGACCGTGAAGCGTACCACGTTCTCCTCACTTCGGTACGGAAAGGACGAGTCCATATCGAGAAACCCTTTACCTCAACATTCACCGATGCGTTTGTTTATGCCGCCCATGTCGCCGGGGCTGGATTCATGGGAATCATGATACGAAAAAACCAACACTCAGCCGCGATGCTCGAAGCGACCCTCAGAGAAATGCTGTCGCACCACACACTAGGCTATGGATTTGTGATGCAAAACGCGCAGGGGGTTGATGTGTTTTATGAAGGAATGAAAAAGGAGAAATCAACATGATTATTGATAGCGATTTGATTAAAGTCGGTGTAGCCACAATTGACAAGTATCTTCACGAGGGAATTGTGGAAGTACACTTCACCAAGAAGGATGGCACTAAGCGGGTAATGAATTGCACGAAGGTTCAGCACTTGATCCCTGTTGAGAAACGGCCGAAGCCTACCCCAACCATTGACGACCAGGGTAATGCCCTTCCTCTCGTTGAAAAAGCCGCGCGACCCTGGCAATTGATTACCGTCTTTGATGTGGACAAACAAGAATGGCGTTCTTTCAATTACACCACAATCATCGCAATCAAGGCGCATACCCAAACGACGAGCTAATCCTATCAATAGGGTTTGACAAAGACGACGAAGTGTGCTAGACTAGCATTGTAGGTTTTCTTTTCTTCTATGGAGGTTTATATGGTTCGTTCTATCAGTGCATTCATCTGTGCCATTCTGTTGCTCGTATCCTTTGGTTGCAGTAGCCAGAACTTCGTGGTGGTCAGAGAGGGTACCGGTGCCCATGCGGGTAAGGTATTGGGTATGCGTACGGTCGCTGATGTTCGGGCCCTCGCTCCTACCGACAAACTCACATGGCTGGAATATTGTGAGGCTGTCACCACTCACACCCTTGAGGTATTCTCCTCAACGGATTATGTCAATTGCGTAGAAGATTCAGGACTCTTGGCTATCGCTAGGAATAGTGTATCTACTGGTTATGTGGCTGGTATCGCTGGACCTGTGCTACAGGCTGGCGCGATTGTCGGGGGTGCTGCGTTGATTGGCAACGGTATCGGCAGGTCAGGTTCTACCACAAATACCACTAACACTAACACCAATACTGCTACTGGCGGCAAGGGTGGAACAGGGACGGAGAATTCAGGGCCAGTCTTGAAGAACAGTTTCAATAACAATGGCAACAGTGGTATCATTGGTAACAAGAACCATGTTAAGATCGATGACTAAAGGATAAAATGATACTGATAGCTCTAGAATGTTACATCATTGCGTTTTCTGTGGTGGGGTTCCTTCTAGGGCTGTCAGCTATTGTTCGACTTGTGAAAACAATTTATCAGAGGACACAGGAGTAATCATGGCAACGAAAGTGAAAGCAACCGTGAGACAGAAGCACGAACAGGCTATTGATCGGCAGAAGCAGCACGATTCGCTCACCCTTGAGAATAAACTCAAGAAGCTCGACAGTGCCCCAGGTGCATCCAAGCGCGAACGCGACCGACTCACCAAGCAGATTCTTGAGACAAAGAAAGCCAAGAAATCATAATCATGGATTTTGAATGTCATGTGACTGTGTCCTGCGAGTCCCATCGCATAAAGGAATTACAGGAACTTATTGAGTCTGTTGGGTGGTCCTTCTCGAAGATTGACGGCGACCCTGTGCTTGGACCTCATGTATTTTGCTACGCTACGAATCATTATGGTGAACTGGCAAAAGCAATTGGGGACACTTACGCCATGTCACTCGCGTTGCGTATGTCCTTCTTCAATGTACCACGAAGAAAAATTGAACAGATCATGCTTGATGAACGCAATGTTAATGGACAATGGTTGGAGAGACAACAAACAGTAGAACTCCATTCATACAGCAAGGAAAAATCATGAAACCATATCTACATGGTCAAGTCAGCGTGAGAAAATTCGGGGGCACAGTCCAAGATTATCAGGAGATTCATGATTTTTTCGATTCAACCAAGGCCCACGTACCAGATATGCGTCACCGCGCCATTCTCCATTCATCATTCGGCATTTATCTGGCAGAGCGCGTATTCGGCACCACCATCACCAACTCAGATGGTAAGGTTGTCCAAGTCCGCGACATCGGCGAACAACACGTCATTGATGATATGGGAAAAATACCCACGGTACAGGATTACTTAACAGGAATGCCCATGTACTCGTGGCTGGGTGGACCGAAGATCACAAAACGCACGATAAAAATGGTGGACTAATCATGAAAGAAAAATCAAAAGTAAAAATATCTATCGATCATTTTTCTCCGTTCATTGAAGCCAAGGCAGCACTTGATAAGAAAATCAAGGCGGAAGGGGAAAAGGCGGTCAAGTCCTTCTTCAAAGAATACTTTGAGAAACGCCCTGATGTGTATGGGGTTAGATGGACACAATACACGCCCTATTTCAATGATGGCGACCCGTGTGTATTTTCAATGGGTGCTGTGAGTGTGTTTCCTACACAGGCAGATTTTGAAGACGACGACGACGACTACGAGTTTGAGTCCTACGGAGAAGAACCAGAAACCTCATTGTCTCAGGCTGAGGACATTCTCAAATCGGTCTTTGGTGACCATTCTCGGATCAGCGTCACGCGAGACAGCATGGAAGTGGAAGAATACGAACACGATTAACTGAGGAGTATCATGAGAACGATTTTTAATATTATGGCATTTGTTGCCGCGATTGTACTGACCGCGGCCGTGACAATGGTGTTTGCAGGCTAACCTATGCGGGCCTGTACACTTGACGCACGAACACTCTCAACAGATTGAAATTATAGACAAAAACAACACTTGACACGTAGGGTGTGTTATGCTATACTTATAGCATGTTGGAGATGAGGAATACATGATCACGTCTAATCTATCACATAACACATTCAATTTTCCTGTGGGTGAAATGCAAGTCGCCGTTCAATGCGTTGCCGCTCCAGAGACAGGGAGCGTTGATGTGCGTTTTATCTTTACCAAGAATGAAGATATTTTTGAGTTATTGTTATTCTGTGATGCAGTCACGCGCAAGGGAGCGTCACTCCACAGACTCTATATACCCTACGTACCCTTTAGTCGGCAGGATCGGTGCAACAACCCCGGTGAAGCCTTTAGTCTCAAAGTCTTTTGCGACCTTATCAATGGTCTGAATTTTAAGACCGTGGTGATTCAAGACCCCCATTCTGATGTGACTCCCGCACTCCTCAATAATTGCATCGTGCTGAATCAGTGGGACCTGTTGGCGCCTCTGATTCGTTTGCATGTCAAGACTCCCTTCTACCTGGTGGCACCTGATGCCGGGGCCTTGAAAAAGACTCATAAGCTAGCCCAGGCACTCCAGACCGCCGATCCTGATGGATTGCTGGGTGTTATTGAGGCAAGCAAAGAACGCAATACGGCCACCGGCAACATCACAGGAACCGTGGTTCATGCCTCTGGATTGATTCGCACGGTGACCATAGGGGATCAAGACGTGCCTATCACCTATGTCATCGCCGATGATATCATCGACGGCGGCCGCACATTCATTGAATTAGCGAAAGAATTGCGGGGTATGGGGGCTGAGAAGGTCCATCTATATGCGACACATGGCTTCTGTACCAAGGGCAAGCAAGTGTTTGATGGTGTTATTGATGAGGTGCATGTGGTCAACGATCAGTCATCGAGGTTTGTGACAGGGGGGATGTAGCATGAAAACAACAGGTTCAATCATTCACGCCAGCGATTTTTATAAGGTGACCCATCCTCCGCAATATCCTGTGGGTACCACCGAAGTCTATTCGAATATCACCGCAAGAGGATCACGCCTCCCTGAGATTGATCGAGTGGTGGTGTTTGGACTGCAATACTTTATCCAAGAGTACCTGGTCCATCGGTTTGAGACTGAATTCTTCCAAGCGGATAAAGACACGGTGCTCAAGAAGTATCAGCGCCGAATGGATACCGCATTGGGACCGAATGCCGTGACCTCCGCCCGTTGGGGCGACCTGCATGATCTCGGTTATCTGCCGTTGATGATCAAAGCCTTGCCTGAAGGTTCCCGCTGCCCGATGCGTGTACCGTTCTTGACCATTCGGAACACCCACCCAGACTTTTTCTGGTTGACCAATTGGGTGGAATCACTCATGTCGAATGTGATTTGGCACCCCATTACCACGGCGACGATTGCCCATAGCTATCGGAGGCTTCTGGATACGTATGCCCACAAGACCTCCGATCTCCTTGAGGCGGTCCAATGGCAAGGCCATGATTTTTCGTATCGCGGGATGGATGAATCAGCCCCGATTTGTGGGCTGGGTCACTTGCTCAGTTTCACCGGGACGGATACCATTCCCGCCCTGGATGCCGCGGAAGATTATTACGGTGCCACGGCTGAGACTGAATTGATCGGGGGCAGCGTCCCTGCGACCGAGCATAGCATCATGTGCATGGGTGGGGAAGCCTCAGAACACGACACCTTTCGACGCTTGATCACCGAGGTGTACCCCGCTGGCATTGTCAGTATTGTCTCAGACACCTGGGATTATTGGAAGATTCTGACCGAGACCCTGCCGAGGCTCAAGGATACCATCATGAGGCGGGATGGCAAAGTGGTGATTCGACCTGATTCAGGCGATCCTGTCAAGATTCTCTGCGGTGACCCTGATGCCGCCCTCGGTACCCCTGAGGCCAGTGGCACGATTCGCCTGTTGTGGGACTTGTTTGGGGGGACCGTGAACTCGAAGGGCTACCAGCAACTCGACCACCATATCGGCGCCATCTATGGGGATAGTATCACCTATGCTCGGGCCGAGGACATTCTTGATCGATTGGAACAACAAGGCTTTGCGAGTACCAACGTGGTGTTTGGCATTGGCTCCTATACCTACCAGTATGTGACCAGGGACACCTTTGGTATGGCCATGAAGGCGACCAGTGGCCTGATTCAGGGACGGCGCGTGACGATCTCCAAGAACCCCAAGACGGATACTGGACTCAAGAAGTCTGCCAAGGGATTGTTGTGCGTGGACCCCGCCGAGGCGCCCACAGGGTTTAGGCTCAGGGAAGAGGTCACCCCGTGGGAGGAAGCCACCCAAGGGGCCCTGAGGGTCATTTTTGAGAATGGCGTCCCTGGACGGACCCAGACGTTGGCAGAGGTTCGAGACAGGCTGGCCCGATCATGAGCCAACTGATTCTCACGGAAGGCTCCAAGGCTCGATTGCTTCAGAAGTTGACCCATCTGGTGGACATGGTCACGGCCGATGTGAACCGGGACACGATTCTCTGGTATGCCTCCGCGATCATGCCCGCGGTCGTGGCAGAATTGAATTATTATACCCCATCGAAGAAGAACGGGAAGACGACGAAACAGGGAGGAATGGGGTGATTCTACCGATCTGTGAATGTACCGAGGTGGTCCATTGGTGACAGGGGGGCCGGGGGACTCATGGTTACCGATTTGGTCCCTCCCTCGACCGATTTGGGCCCCCACGACGGAGCGACGGAGTGACCCTCAAAATGCCACAGTCTGTTGATGCACCTGGAGGAACCCATGAAGGACCTGGAGAGTGAACGATTAGTGCGCTTAATCCTGGGGTGCCTATTGTTTCGCCTCGGTGGGGAACAAACATTCACCGCGGAAGAAATTGATTTTATCTGCCAAGATGTCCGCGGTATCCAGTTGTACCTCACTGAGGACCACAAATTGCTGCTGAGGACCCGTGGAGAGGCCGCGGTGAATGATGCCTCTGAGACAGGGATCATCCTATGAGTGACCGCGCGTACTTCCAGGCCCTCCATGACACCGCCAAGGACTTCATGATGCAAGCCTTCTATGCCTCCGCGGTCCGCGAGCGGAACAATGGTCACCTGGGTCCTTGCCAGCACCCTGAGCCCATGCAGTACCCCTGTGCTGAACGCTCCTATGGGTCGACCTACTACTGGACGGACTGTGCAGACTGCGGGGCCCGGTACAATCATGTGGTACAAGAACCGTGGTGACCATGTGAAAGACTTTATTCACAACGACTGGAAGGCGCACAAGGTCCGACTGTGTGCCGAGACCGCGGGCATGATGATTAGCCTCGTGGTCGCCTTGATTCTCATGGCGACGACGCCCCACCCTCCCATGCTGCTCTGTTATGTGTTATGGGAAACCGCGAGTGTCGTGCTCCTGGGGTCCGCGATGTCCCGCGGTTCTGTGGGATTCTCCTGTTTATACGCGGGGTTCCTCGTGATTGACTGTATCGGGTTGATACGCACGGTGCTGGCATGAGTGGGTTTCTGGATGATGGTCGCCGCAGTCATATTGAGTCTGAGGTCAGCAACCAGGCCTGTTGGGGGATTCCCTATATCGCTAACTGTGCCAGAATTGGACACCTGTGGTTTTTCAATACGATCACCCATGAAGGTGTCAAGTATTTGTGGAAGAAATGCTCACGATGCCACCAGGTATGTGATGCCCAGCCGTTGATCGACGATGACTGACGCCCAGGCCCGCAGTCTCATTGAGAAACTCTCACGGTTGACAGAGGCCCGCGGTGCCACACAGGCCGAGGCGCTGAGGGCCCGCGAGAAGATCAGGGTCCTCAACGACCGCCTGGACCTGCGGCCCCTAGGGGTCTATGTGGAAGGCTGGCCTGGCGAAGTCACCTGTTCACACCCTGTCCGGTATCAATTCGGGACTGCTCTTGTCTGCGGTGTCTGCCGCAAGCAAATCCTCCGCTAGCGTACTATTCCACCAGTGTACAATTTTGAGCAATTTGGGGCATTGTGTACATTTTTGTCACATTAGAATCCTCTAATCTGGCACAATTCCGCTTGACTTCTGCCTGGGGTATGATAGACTTATAGTGTAGGGAATAGATCAC